GTTACTCACTTCGGTTTTTTGGTGCTCTTCACGTACCGCCCTGCGGTACAAGGTTGGCACTGCGCAGTGGTAAAGTGGTGACGCATTGCAGTGGTACAGCGTTAGCACGTCAGCGTGATACCGTGAGTGCGCGAAGTTAATTGATAAAATAAAAATAAGCAGTTTATACACTTGCTTAGGTGTTATTATTTTTAAATTTTTAGTATTTTAGGAAATGAACTATCGGCATAACTTATAACTAAATAGTGCGCATAGTTTCCACTATTAAATCTATTATAGTATTGTTTAATATTGTTACTACATAATACAGTAACAGACTGTTGTGTTGTTAAGTCGCCTGCAATACCAACTACTTTTAAGTCACCGCCATTATTTGTCATTAAGTCCTGTATAAAATAGTTGGTATCATGTTCAAGGTTAATTTCATAACCATACCAATGATAGCCTGCATTGTTAAAGGAATTTACAACTATTTGTCCATTAACTATTTTTATATCATATTGTGTTTGTGGATTTGCTAGTAATATAGTTCCATTTTGTGATAATTCATATTTTGTATTTGTACTGTCAATATTAAAAATATTATATGGGCTTATATGTTTATCAATAGTTAATAAATAACTATTATTTATAACATGTTTTCCTTGTATTGTTATATCAATATTGTTATCTATGGTCGGTAAATTATTTTCAAAATTAGGTATATTAAATAATTTAACGTCTTTTTCAATACTAAGTGTATATACTTTGCAATTACTTATTTCTATTTCGTCAACTTGAGCGTTAGCGTTAAATGTAAATAAATCTGTTTTAGGTTCCAAAAATGTTAAGTTTTTAAATAAATGTCCATAATTTGTAATACAAGTAATACCACATCCGTCCATATACATATTATTAATTGGGTTATTACTGCACCCATAGTCAAGTAATATTCCCTCACTTTTATTACTAATACTATATATGTGTATATTGTCAATATAATTAAAATGTTGACTATTTGTTATTTTAATTCCTATAGAGCCACCCTTAATAACACTATTTAATATATAATTGTCACTATTATTTACAAGTATCGCTATACTGTTTAATGGTTCTATATCATCAAAAAAGCATTTATCAATAGTAAATTCATGTGCGTCTGCTCTGTTAGTTGAAAAACCATAATTTTTATGATTTAAAAAATAGCAATTATTTACATAAAATTTTAGAAATCCATATAAATTAATTCCACCACATTTACTATTGCAGTCAAAAACAACATTATTAATTTTAATATTATTAACTACTGTAATATCAGTGTTAGGTAATGGTGTATCAAAATCAGTTTTAGGAAATTGTAATATACATTCCATACTTTCATCATCAGCTAATAAATTTCCATTTTGAATTGTTGTGTTCCATATTCTGCCTACATTTATTGTTTTAGTTATTCGGTATTTTAAACCCCCTAATTCAATAATATGATTAGGATTATTTTCACAATAGTCAAAACATTTTTGTATAGCTTCGCTATCATCAGTTATTCCGTCACCTTTAGCGCCAAAATAAAATGGTATTATAATTCCAATTTTTCCCCATAATATGCTAGTTAAAGTTCCGTCTTTTGCCATTTCATCAAGTTTTTTATTAATCTCATTTTGTACATCTAAATTTTTAAAATAGTTGTCGACAAAATCTTTGAGTTTAACAAATTCATCATGTAGATATGTTACATCTTCCATTGTTTTATTTAGGTAATCAACAACCTTACATAATAATTCATAATAACTTAGTTCATCATCATATACTAATGGCAATATTTTTTGACACCAAAATCTAAAAGGTTCTAAATTATTATATTTATCCATTTTTACCCTCACTTTCTCTTTACCATAAAGTAAAGAAACAATCACTGCAATCCTCAATAATCATCATATCAATATTAAGAAAAGTCTCTCTAAATTTTTTTAATAAACTGCTATAATTTTCTGTTCCCTGTTTGCCTTTTACTATCTCAATATACTTATCAGTATTATTAATATTTTCTGTACCATTACCAGTTTTATTGTCATTTCTTGTCAAAGTATCTGTACTTTCATTAGTAGTCATATTATCTTCATTCACCTTAGTAACTGTAGTCAAAGGTACACTATCAGCAATACCCTGTGTATCCATACTATTCTGCGGAGTATCACTAAATCTATTCAAGGTATCAGTATTACTTGTACCAGTACCACTACTAACATTTTTGCTTGTACCACTATTAGTTTCTGTATTATTACTTGTCCTATTACTTGTACCGCTACCCTCTCTACTTCTAGTCAAATCAACATCATAAAAAGGATTAAACTCAAGCAACTCACTTTTATACAACTGATTGTAATAAGGCATAATCTCATTGAGCTTAGCATTTAACGCAAGCTTCCACCTGCCTACAGTCTCATGTGCAATCTCTCTTGTATAATAGTGCTTTAATATTTTCCTGCATAAAACTTGTCTATAGTTTTCATCAAAGATAGGAAAGTCAAAATTAAAAACCTTATTCCAACACTTATCTAAAATACTATCAATATTATTTGCACCCTTACTCTCACTCAAGCCTGCACTATTTTCACAAATAAATCGCACCTCTGTTGTATACTTACTCATTATTATCACCACCTTTGCCTATATCAGTTTCATTATTTAACTCTGCTTTATCAACATTATAAGTATCAAGTATTTGTATGTCCTCTCTATAATCAACACTAATGTTTAATCCAAACATTCTGTTAATCTGTTCACATGCCTGCTGTCTCATAAACAATCTTGAATACCTACTAGCAATAGTTCCACCTAAGTTTCTTTGCACTTCATCAGTTATCATTCTTTCTTTCTTCACAGTATTAACATTACTAATACCTAAATAAGTTAATGCTTCATTCCAGTACTGTGTCTTTAATTCATATAGCTTATCAGCAACATATGGACTTGTAGTATCAAGAGTCTTAATACCACTTAAATCCAAATTCTTATCACCGAAAATAAATGGCTCATTACCCATATACTGCGCATAAAGATTTTTCATAACAAGTCTCTGATTTTCAGTACAAGTAACAATCTTAGGTGTTTTTTGCTGTATTACATTTACATCAATAGTTCTCTGTATTTCATACAACCTTTTACTCATTTCCTGTACATCAAGTATACTATTAGTGTGTAGCATATTATTAAAAATAATAACACTGTTGCTTGGGTCAAGTTTCATTTGATAGCCATTTTGTGCGAAGGCTGTTCGTGTAATAGGTATTCTGTAAACATTAAGTGCACCGCCAATCATAACTTGTAATCCTAAGTAACCCATGACTTCATCTTTAAAAAATACTGCCATTCCGTCATTGAAAAGAGTTAACTCTAAAAACCTTGCATCAATTGTATCCGGCAGGTTCTTCCAATCATACATTGAGATACTTAATTCAGTAAGTCTATTAACATACTGTAAATATGTTCTTTGATTTTGCAGAAATGCTTCGGTTTGTGCTTTTCTTCCTTTTCTCATTGTCTCACCTCTTTTCTAACTAGGTCTATTATCTAATGAATAGTTACCTATTTCACTAGCGTTTTTCCAAAAAGTAATACCATTGTCAAAAATGTTTTTAATAGCTGTTATATCATTGTTGTTACAATTTATGGAAATTACATTACACCCAATAGTTTTAGTATAGTTCCAATGAGGTCTACTTGATATATTAGGTGTTTTGACTCTTTTAGTTGCATAACCATATAAGTCAAAATAGTCATCAATAACTTTTGCATATTGCTCCTTTAAATGTATTTGAAAATAGTAAAAATCTTGTGTGCTTCTTACAATACCTATGCCACTTCCTGCATTACCTTTTACATAATTAGGTAATAATTCATGCTGTTTATATTCGGCTACGCTTTCCTTTATTTTATCAACTACTTTTATTTCTCCTAACGGTGCTGTAGCAGGATTTAAAATAGCAAGACTTCCTGCGTTACTAATAGTACGTTTTATACTGCTAGTCATTGTAACTTTATTTTGCGCCCACCATATTTTAAAAGTATCACTATCAAAACTACATAATGGTAAATTGTCCATTGTTAAAGCATTTTGATTTGCATTTATTCCACCATTATAATTAATAGGTGTGCATACAAACGTTAAAGTATTAGGGTCACAATCAACATCAAAATGACAATATTCATCAGTGTTAGTAAAATACTCATATTTGTAGTTTGCAATTTGATTTCCACCGTCACTCATTCCTATCATACAAAATGGTGCAGTTAATAGTTTTTTATTACGTGGTACATAGTTTCCATTTTGTGCAGGCTTTGTAATAGTGAAATTTTTTCTTATTGCAGTATTAGGCATATTTATAGTACCGTCTGTTGGACCAAATTTTTTAGGAAACATTGAAATAGATACTATGCTATCAGTGTAACCTTTTTCATTCATACCTGCAAGCCATGTAGCAAGTTCTTTTTCTTTATCTTGTCCTTGTTGAAATACATTATCGTATAAAAGAAAAGCAACGCATCCACTTGATACACCCTCGTATTTATTACCACCACCATACTGCTGATTAATAGTGTAAGGAGATTGTACTAAAATACCCCATTCATCAAATAAACCAGTGTTATGTTTATTTCCATAGCTGTATTCTCCTAGTTCTAAATTTTCTTCAATTATGTTATCTCCTACATTATCTGTTATGCTATGCTCTCTCTCAACAAAACTTTCTTTAAGTGTGCAGTCAAAAAGAAACCATGTTTGCATAACATCAATAGTAAAATATACATTACTAACTTTATCGTTCACATACTCAATATTTGTAATAAAAGCATAAAACCATTTACTACCATAGTTAGTATTCTGAAACATCATATAGTTGCAATTATAAATACTTTCTGCACTAGCACTCATTCTCACAACACCCTGCTGTCCATTAATTCTTTGAAAACTAGCTTTATCCATAGTCTTGCTAACTTTACTATTAAAATAAGTTATCTGTGCACTCCTGTTTGCAAAGTAAATAGTATCTTTATAACTGCTATCTATCGGCACACCACTGCATAATTTGATAATACTATTAGGTTGTATCTGCATATCTTCACCACCTTTTAAAAGTAGGAGAGCAATTACACCCTCCTACTATATTTTATTTTACGCAACTGTGATAGTTGCTTCGCCAGCCTTAGTACTATCAAACGTGCTAGTAGCTTTAATTGTAATAGTTCCTGTTGTAGCGTCACTATTAATCTTGAGCATACCAGTACTTGAAATAGTAGCTTTAGCGCCATCTGTAGCAATGCTCCAAACAACGCTCTGTGGTGCATAGTTATCAGTATCAACAGTAACATTTAACTGCAACTGTCCGCCTGCACTAACTGTAGCTTCACTAGGCGTAACTGTAACTGTCTTTACCGCAGGTACACCTGAAACAAATACTGCATTGTTTGAGAACGGAGAAACACTAAATGTTTTCCATACATGATACCAGTAATTCCAATAGAGACCCTCACCATTGTACTGCTCTGTAAAGTTCTGATAGTTGTCGAATATCATAAACCAATCACTATCAACCATAACGCAAGGTATAGCGTCAAGTGCTTCAAGTTCTGCTTTTTCTATCTCTGTATAGGTTGGGTCATCAGCAAAGAGAATATTTAATCTCTCAATGTCTAAATCACCGAAACTATCTACAAGTACATGATGTCCGTCAAACTCTGCTTTATTCATATTGAAAGCACTTGCAAGTACTTCAACATTCATAGTAGCATCAAACTGTGAATTGACTAACAAATACTGTTCCTGTTTAGGTGTATGGTTCATAACTCCTGCAAGGTTATTATTTGAGTTAAGGAAAGTAAACTTATTTGATACTCCCTTGATAGTACTAACGATACTATTCATATTTGCAGTATTAATAGCAGGAATTGTAACTGGGTTCATCAGTCCATTTAAAATATGCTTCGCAAGCATATACTTCATAGTCTGAAACTCGTCATAGTTAGCACCAGTATACATAGCATCTACAATCTTAGCAATCAAATCTGTAATGCCATCAATGGTCAGAAAAGCTTGTCTTAACTGGTCATTTGAGATTGTAGCTTTGTAGAACTTCTGATAGTTCATAATATGAAACGCGCTGCGTACATCAGGAATTTCACGCTTGAATACATTGGACTCTGCAACCTGTGGGTCAAACTGAAATGGCTTTGCAATATTAACAAATACTTCCTCAATAGACTCACCAAACTCGAGCATACCCTTTTTAAACATAGCCCATGGATTGTCGTATGATTTACTTGTTAAAATTACTCTGCCTATTCTGTTTACAAGAGCAGATAAAAACTCATTCTGTAAAGCAGGGTAGTCCATAATTACTGCGCCAATTTCTCTAATTGAGTCAGCGTCTGCTGTAGCCTGCGGTACATAATCTTTGTAATTTGTACTTGCATTGTTTCTTATTGCATTTAAGATGTCAATGCTTGAATTAGTAAGTGTCTTAATTTTTGGTTTTGTAGCCATAATTCCTAGTCCTCTCTTTCTTTAAATAAACCATCAAAGGAAATGTCTTTACTGTCATCTGTAATATCTTCCTTTTGCTCCCTCATTACTTCTGTAGGGTCTGTACCCTCTTTGCCCTCAAAAAATCGTGCTTTATATTTTTCTCTCCATTCATTGTCATTCTGTTCATATTTTATTTTCCAATCAGTAGTATCGCTTGCACGTGCTTCAAGGTCATTAAATGTATCAGTAAAATTCTCAATCATGGTAAGCGTGTTATCATCAGCGCTATCACCTGCTAGTCCTTTTACTGCGTTCATAAAATCATCATGTGAAAGTACTGCCATTTTTCTCACCTCTTTTCTGTTTAAAATAATCGTCTGCACATCATCCAAACTGGCATACGTTTTCGCTTAGTTGGTGTGGGTGGTTCCGGTGGTGTTGGTGGTGTAACACCAGTTAGGTATTCATACCAGTTACTAGCATATGTTAATCTGTTGCTTAACGCTTCAACTCCTGCTCGTTCTCTTTCATATAAATAAGCTTTACAGGCTTCTGCAACATCAGTTAATTTTGAAAACTCTGCACCACTATAACCATATCCTAGTGACGGCTTAGGTATCCATTGACCACCATATCCGTTTATTATTTCATCCCACATTAACTGTGTCTGTATTTCACCAGTAGCCCAGTCAACGCCCTGTGCAGTTGCATAATCTGTTAGGTTACTGCTAGGCGTCCATTGTATTAACCCCCAACCACTGCTTGTACTTGCTGTTTGTTTCATGCCGGGATTAATGTTTGACTCCTGCTGTAAGTTTCCTAACATCCCTGCTACGCTCTCAATGGTAAAACCTTTACTGTTGAAATATCCATAAAATTCGGTAGCATTGTTTTCCATTTCAGATTGTGTTAAATATGCACTTACTCCTACTTTAACTATCCATGCCATTATCTTATACCTAAACTAAAAAGTTTATTCCATGTGTTTTTACCACACTTACCATCAACAGTTAATCCATGTTTTGTCTGAAAATTCTCACATGCTCTTACACAAGCTGTACCATATTTTGTATCAATACTACCAGTATAATATCCTAACTTTGTCATAAGTATTTCAAATACTGTTACGTCATTATTTGATGAACCTTTTTTCAATAAATTCATATTATAACCTGCACTTCCTTTGTCACTGTTATAACGTAAATGATAACTCCAACCATAACTAGGCGTGTAGTATTTTCTTATACATATTTCTTTACCAGTCTGGTCTCCTGCTTTACGTCCTTTTGTAGTTCCGTTTTCATCAATACTTGCATGAACTATATGTTCGCTATCTGTTGAAACACAAACATGATGTCCTACAGCTAAGTGAATATCACCTTTTTGAAAAGGACTGTTACAAGAAGTAAAGCCACAACGTTTTAACTGCTCATACAAATTTCTTGTTGTACTGTTTACATTTACATTAAATCCTGCTGTAGCAAGTGCATGTCCAACTAACGAACTACAATCAAAGTCTGGATTTCCACTTCTGTTAATCTGTGAATAACCATGTGAATTGTCATTTGCTATTGCAATCATATAGTCTGTGTAAGTGTCAACTTTACTCATTCTTATCATTTCTTTCTACGTTCAAAATGTCACATAATTTCTGCAATACAAGTGTGTTTTCATTTAATGCTGTTGTGAACTTATCTGTTTCTGCCTTGTGACTATCATCAAGTTTCATACAGTACCATGCTAAACATAAACACATTACTATAGGAAATCCCACTGTAGTTATAGCCTGCAAAATCATCTGCATTGTGTCCATACTCTCACCACCTCTCTTTTATTCTCTTTTTAATTATATCATATTAATTGATTTTTTACAATATATATGTTATAATAAATTGAGAAAATTATAGGCGAATTTAAGAAAAGAGTACAATAATATGAGTGAAAATAAATACTATGATGGAACTAAATTACTTTCAATGAAAGACATAAATGGTTTAAAGCCTGAGTTATTTTTGTGTACCACAAATAGAAGTGGTGGCAAAACAACATATTTTGGCAGATTATTAATTAACAGATTTCTTAAGTATGGTAAAAAATTCTGTCTAATTTATAGATACAATTACGAGCTTGATGATGTATCTAATAAATTCTTCAAGGATTTACAAACATTATTCTTTAGAAATTATACTATGGAAAGTGAACGTTGTGCAAGTGGTATCTATCATAGTTTGTTTTTAAATGAGCAACATTGCGGTTATGCTATTAGTTTAAATAGTGCAGACCAGTTGAAAAAATATAGTCACTTACTTAGTGATACTGATAGTATGTTATTTGATGAATTTCAGAGCGAAACTAATCACTACTGTAGTGATGAAATAAGAAAATTTATCAGTGTACATACGAGTATAGCAAGAGGACACGGAGAGCAGGCAAGATATCTTCCAGTATATATGCTAAGCAATGCTGTTAGCATTATCAACCCTTATTATACAGAGTTGGGAATATCTGAAAGACTAAACAGTGAAACTAATTTCTTAAAAGGAGACGGATTTGTACTGGAAAGTGGTTTTATAGAAACTGCTAGTAAAGCGCAGAAAGAGAGTGGTTTCAATAGAGCATTTAAGAATAATCAGTATGTCGCATACTCAAGTGAAAATGTGTACTTAAATGATAACACTGCTTTTATTGATACACCAGTAGGAAAAGGTAAGTATGTTGCAACACTAAGATATATGGGACATGATTATGCTGTGAAACAATACAGCGAGCAGGGCTTTTTATATATTGATGATAAAGCAGATAGTACATTTAGAAGTAAAATAAGTGTCACTGTTAATGACCATGATATTAATTATGTCATGTTAAAACAGAATGATTTATTTATTAGTCAGTTAAGATACTATTTTGAAAAAGGATGTTTCAGATTTAAGAACCTTAAATGCAAAGAAGTCTTATTTAAGACTATCAGTTATTAGGTATCTGCTATTGTATGTTCACTTGATACTGCTAGGTAGCACGTTTGGAAGATAACGCTAGTATGTATTGTCGTAAATGCTGTGCGCTTGTGTTCTGCAATAGTTATAGATATAGAAAAGGCAAGAGTTTTTACTCCTGCCTTTTTGTTTTATTTCAAATAACTGTTTAAAATTTGCTTATCAATTCTTATTGATATATCTTCAACTAATTTGTATATTACTTGTGTTTTGTAATTAATAGATACTGTTACAAGACAATCATGCAAATTAGTATTAAAAATAATTGATAAGTTGCTCCAATTATCATTACATTCTGTCATGCTATATGTAGCTTGAATATCATATTTATTATCTATTATTTCTGTTACCAAGTGTGCAAATATTTTATTATTTTCATTATTATTTATCATACTTTTTTCTCCTTTACTTATAAAATTGATTGTGTATATCTGTGGCAATTAATATGTTTAATGATAGTACAATTTCTTTTGTGTCTTTTTCTCTTATAAAATCATAAGGTAAGTATCTTACCGTATATAATCCATTTAAGCAATACTCTATTTTATATTTCTCTATAAATGGTACATCATAAAACTCGATTGAACCTTTAAATCTTTTACGCAGTTCCTGCACTACTTTTTCCATTTTATCATTCATAAATTCATCTCTCCTTTGTAAAATAATCACAATCATATTTGTACTGACAGAAACAACAAATATGATTACAAGTTTTTTCATGCTTCTTTGCTTTGTATCTGTAATATAAATCTACTAACAATGTTATCATATTTTTCCCTCCTTTAAAACTTTAATAATAGCTTTAATATGATGATTAATACAGAAAAAATCACAATAATAACATTCATTTGTAAAAATGCATGATTCACATTTCTTACTAGCTATTTTATCTGTTTTATAGTTTAATAACTTAATCAATATTTTGTTTAACATAATATTTCACCTCATTTCATATGTAGTGTCTACTAGTAATACTCCCCCTTTAATTCTTTTTGGTAGTAATTTTCCGGGAACGCATAAACCAACTTTAAAATCACTGTAGTCTCTTTTTGTTTCTAAGAATTTTAATTCACTTTGTGTATAGTTATCACTCTCCTTTGCCTCATAGCCCTGCATTGATTTGTTAAATAAATCTTTACACTTCTGTGGCATACCTGCACATTTAATATCATTATATGGTTCATCAACTGGAACTAAATCATTGTGCGTTATATGTTCTATGTATGTTTTCTGTCTTGTAAAAATAGCTGTATCCCAACTACTCTCAAGTTTCCAACAACAAAATTTTACTGGGTCTACTTTTATTCCTTTTATTTTATCGGCAGGCAAGTCACAATGTATACTGTCAGTGTCAGCATATATAAAACCTGCTTTGTCTACTCCATAGTAATTCTTTTGAGCAGCTGTGATTGTAAAGTTACGAGCGTATGATGTTATTGCACTACCAGTTGCTATATGACCTACCTTTTTATTGTTGGCAGGTACTATATAAAAACCTATGCTTTCATCCTCTTTAACATATGCAACTTTAAAACTACTATTGGAACTACTAGCAAGTTTACCATATAGATTATTGAGAAACAGTTTTGCTTCTGTACGTTTTGCACCTTTACTTTTCATTTTAATTTCTGCATAATGATTGATATAGTTATCAAATATTCCTATCTCAGAATAAAACCAACATCCGTCTAAGATTTCAAAGTCTACAAGTTCATAGTGCTTTAACATTAGTTTATAATCTGTCATTGTTACTGTCATTATTACTGTACTATCATGTATATTTCCGTTTTTATCTTTATAATAACGATTGTAAGTTCCATCTTTATTTAATATATCACTAGTTGTTAATGACTCCGTACCTTTATATAAATGATTACCTTTTATTTGAATAAATGGTAACATATTTTCTTTGATATAAAAACGTGTTTTTATTCTTAAGAAAAAATATTTGTTTTCTCCTATGGCTTCATGAGGTATTATATTCCCACTCCAAAAATATGGTTTACCTATTGGAAAATGATTACCACTTTGTGAGTGCATCATACTAGGATATAAAGAGTTTACATCCCCTGTCGTACCATTGTGTTTAACTTTATTTTCTTTTCCTTTTACTAAATAGCACCAACCCCCTCTATAACTATGACGTATATATTCATCAGCATTTGACGAACCGAAAATATTTTTATCAAGAACAACTTCATCAAGAGGTGGGAATAAATCTTTATAATCATATGCACCAGTAGTCTTTTTATATTCTTCCATACAACATGAACCTATTGTAAGTTTGTCATGTCCGTCATTAAATAATTGCTCAAGTGCTTCTTTAACTACTAATACGTCATTAGCTATGTATTGTTTTTCTTCATCAGTTATATTACAACCTGCATATCTATAACCAACATATTCCATATCTAATTTTTGGTACTTTGTTTTAAAAGATTTTCCTATTTGTTTTACCGAAAATGGTAATAACTTTAAGCTGTCTCTTAATTCTATTGTGTGATTATTAACTTTAATAGTTAGTGTATACCATTGACCCATATCAGATATTGTATATCTAAAAGTTTTATTTTTCATATCTTTTATTGCGATAAATTCTGCTTGAGTCTGTTCATCATTTAAGTAATGAATAGCCTGCTCATACTTTAATTTTGTTAGCAAGTATGACAGCCAAAAATTTCCGTCAAATTTTAAGTTATGATAATAAGCAACTATGTCACAATTTAATGCTTTAAAATATTGAAACTGTTCATCTATTGAATGAAAAATATTTACATTCTCTGTGTAAAACTCAACGCTTGCACTTGCCCAAACTTCTGTTGATGTTTGACCCTCATAAACTGTAGTTTCAAAATCACACATAAATTTTCTAACATTTTGTTTCTTATTCTTCATTATAATTAGCAAGTGTTTCTAACCAATTATTTGTAACTATTTCCATTTCCTTTGACATATTGTTATAAGATAAAATGTTTAATGCTTGTACTATATTTGACCTTATTCTACTATCTTCACTATCACCTGCTATTACTTCTAAACTTTCTATAATTATACTTTCATTGTCCTTTAAATGATTATAATAAGCTTCTCCAAACTCCTGCATATTGTCTTGTAACATTGATATAGCTTTATAATAAAAACTTTCTAATGATATTTCATTCATTTTATTATATGAACGATTATAAACATATCTACTATTAGGCAAATCATATAACATTTCTTTAATAGTATCTACAATATCATATTGCTGCGCAGTAAATCTCTGTTCTAAATCTTCTCTTGTTTCTTTTAAAAACTTTTGTGTTATAGTTTTAGGAATATCAATGTATGAAACATCAACTCCTTTGTTATCGTATTCCTGCATTAAATCATACAAGGCTTTTTGATTTTTTGTAAATCGTTTCTTTGTCATACTTTTTTCTTCTCCTCTATAATTTAATAATACCCTTGCTAACTTAATAGCAAGGGTCAGCAGTAAGATAAAATATTATTTTACTGATTTTACATCGAGTGCACAATCAATATACGGTCTACCATTCTTTGTTGTACCACTCACTTTGATAACACTGAACTGTTTACCATGCATGATATTAGTAATATTATCAAAGCTACGTTTGAAAGTTGCTGACTGACAAGAGAATACCTCATTGTCTGGTGTAATGATTGATAAAATATCAACACTATCCCCATTTTCTTTTTCATCTGTAAATGACAGATAGCCTGCTACTGAAATAGATGTATTGTCCTTTACATCCTTGAGAGATTTAATACCTCTATCTAGTGTCATTAAATACTGCTCTACCTCTGTAAAATCCTTTGACTGTGAATTGATTGTGATTGACATAATTGTTTATCTCCTTTTCTTTTTATTCTGCGTCTGCCTGCTGTGTCTCAATCTCTTTACGTGTAGCAGGGTCAAGTATCTTTGCTCCCTTGATAAAGTCTGCTTCATCCATGCCATAAAGCTCATTGACCTCTTTAAGTTCACGAATTGCAACAATTGTGCAATCCTCTGTGTTATACTGCTTTGATAGTCTCTTTAACATCTTGTCCTTGTCAGCAATCTTGCCGGTGAGTGTAAACTCCTGCTCAATTGTCTCTGCTGTCTGCGGATTTACGCATAAAGCTGTGACCTGCGTTGAAATAATTGTACGTGTAACCATTGGTTTTCTCATAGTTTTTTCTCCTTTTCTTTGTGCTATGATTTGTAAAGTTAATTGTAATAAAGTTGTAACACCAATATGGTGTATTAGTCAAGTTGATTTTTGCAATCTGTTTGTTGATAGCTTTACTATCTCTTGACTATCAAGCAGGACATAAAATCATCTGCTTTATGACAAATTATAATTTTGCAATCCTCACGATAGATTTCTTCGGTAGTTATGTCATACTTATCTGTTTGACAGATTATCATAAGTGTATTAGGGTCTGTAATAAGCTGTGTATATAAAGTTTCTATCATTGTTAATCACTTCCTTTTCTTTGAGGAGTCCACACTATTGAGTATCGTATTGACTAGCAATAGTGTGGGTATGTAGTATTAAAGCAAAACGTAACTTTTGTAAATGGTGTAATACCTCTTTACATATTATATAGTACAGTAGTAATGTAAATGCAGTATGACTAAATTATGAACATTTTATGAACTTATCCACATTTAGTTTTCTGTAATTTACGAAAATTTACGAAAACTTGTACAATATTTAATATAATTTATCAATATATTCAATATGATTAATATAATAAACATTATTACAATTTATCATAAAACGCTTTTCTCTTTCATTTATCATATATCATAAAATTATAATTACTTATACAATTTATTAGTAACATCATATCAGCTCTAAAACTTATAGAGTCTTTATAATAATATGACTTTATAATTTTTATGACTAATCTATATCTATGATATAATATTTTACAGCGTTGCTTAATCTCTTTATTACTCATACTATAAAAAATCTACTCTCAACTATTTTATGATATAACTTTACTATATTGTTCGATATTTCTTTTGATGATACGCCAGCCATCATATCATAATCGAGTGTATCAAGGAAAAAACGCTTTTCGCCTAGTTCACGCGTTTTAACTATGACATACCACATATCCTCTATGTTAGCATATCCATAAAACACCTTGCCTTTTACCTTTTTAGCAACCTTAGTTGCTATCTCTATGACGAAATCCTCGTAAATTCCGTCAATCTCTGATTGAGACATTTTTCTATTTTTGTATAACATGATTTGTACCTCTTTTTCTACTCTTCAATATTTACATATAATATGCCCTTATTAAAAATTCTAAAGTTAATTACTTTCATTTTTACAAGTTGTTTGTTTTCCATAATCTGCGATTTTGTATAAAACTCAGTTATGTCATACTGTATATCATGCAGACAAAAACTTGTTGTGTTACTAAATTTAACCAGTGTGCCTAACTTTATATTATTTGTCATTGTTTCACCTCTTTTCATTGTTTGCTGTATTAAGTTGTAAAGCCTACGCAGGGACTTGCACCCTGCTGTGCGCTTGAACGCTTAGGCTATTTCAATTACTGTATATGCTTCATAAGTTCCTTTTAATGAATAAACCATATTCACAGTTTTTTCAAAATATTCAATAGGCATATCCTTATTTTTGCCATACCATAAACATATGCCATTCTTTAATTTTATTTCTATTTCTTCATCGTCACATATAACTCTATATAAGTCTTGAAGCGTCATATTATTTTACCTCTTTTCTGTTTTCGTCAAGCTCAACAGCGTATTGTAAAAAAATATTTTCCGACAAACCATACAGCTTTTCAGTAACTTCAACGTTACCCAGTTTTATGAACTTACATGTCGGGTTCTCCGCATTAAAGTTCTTTTCAATTTCCTTGTCAGTTGGCGCACCAATTGCTTCCAGTTCGACTGTAAAAACCTCGTTAATATCGAGGTTAAAATATGTAACCTCATAACGTGTTACTTTAATCGTGCGTGTAATCATTTTTTCTTTTCTCATAGTTTTTTGTCTCCTTTTTTCTTTTTATGCTTATTTACTTGTTACTTACTGACAATACTATCAGTGATACAAAGGAGTCGGAGTTGCACCGACTCGACAGCTTTTTTAACTATCCAAAACTCTTGCCTTGTTTTGTACTACAATGAACTAACGAGTCAAATATAAATAATTATGAGTCATACTATGCACCTTTTTGAGTACCCCCTTTCTTTATCTTTAAGTACATTATATCGGTCAGTTGTGAACAGCGTATGAACAAATTGTAAACAAATTGTGAACATTTGTTAGTTATAACTAACTTTGCGTATTTAATGTATCACCGCCGTACCACTTTAACACGTCACCACTTTACCACTGCGCAGTGCCAACCTTGTACCGCAGGGCGGTGCGGGAAGAGCGCCAAAAAACCGAAGTGAGTAAC